ATTGCACAACTGATTGCTGACTGGGGACTGGTTGAGATTGTAGATGCTGCAAAGATTCAAGATATTGCTCCATTGAATCAAATCAAAGTGTTGTCTTATAAAGATAAGGGTGATTGGATTCTTGAGACCAAGTATAATATTGGGTCTAAGAAAAAGCGTGTGGAAGAAACCGAATAAAAAAGTACGGGATTTACCATCCCGTTTTTTTGTGGTTTGTGGTTAAATAGTAGTGGATGCCGAATGGGTCCACACAACACAAACTCGCTTTTAAAGGAGCTAAAAAGATGGGAAACTTAATGAAGTATCACGCTGAAGACCTTCCTGCGCTTATGGAGCGTATAAATAGGAATAGCATCGGTATGGATGAATACTTTAATCGTCTATTTAATCTGCACGAAACGACGAATAATTATCCACCATACAATCTAGTCCAGATCAGCAACGTAGAATCGCGACTAGAGCTAGCACTAGCAGGATTTAAAAAAGATGAAGTCAATGTCTACACACAGGACGGAAAACTCTTTGTCTCTGGAGAAAAAGAAAACAAAGAAAATGAAACAAACTATGTCCACAGAGGAGTGGCTCAAAGATCTTTCACACGAGCATGGACCCTCAGTGACGAAACGGAAGTTAGATCAGTTACTTTTGAGGATGGGCTTTTAACAGTAGAACTTGGTAAGATTGTTCCAGAACACCATCAGCGTAAAGACTATCTTTAACCAGAAACAATTGAGCTTAGATTATAAATAGGTGGTCGTCGCCGCTTGAGGGGATAACTGGCACAATCCAGTTGACTCCCCTCTTTTTTATTGGTATAATGAATGGAGGAAATGAAATCTAAATGTCTATCAAACTCGCGCTTCTAAAATCTGGTGAAACTGTTATCTCGGATGCAAAAGAATTAATTTCCGATGATAAAGTTTGTGGATACATCTTTTCAAAACCACAGGTTGTTCAAACTAGACAACCTGTTTTGTTGCTTGAAGATGAAAGTGAAGGTAGGGATCAAAGTAATGATCTTGAAATCTCTATGTCACCGTGGATCTTTTTATCAAAGGATCAAGAAATTCCAGTAACTCCTGATTGGATTGTTACTATTATTGATCCAATTGATGAACTTGTTCAAATGTATGAGGAAAAAATCAATGGATAAAGCAGTTAAGTGTTTACTTGTTAATGTTGATACTGTCATCATTACAGAAATCGTAGAAGTTGGTTCTGAGTTGGGAGAACCTGATTGCAAAATTATCAAACCATATAAGGTTGATAGTGAGGGTAATCTTACTCCATGGCTTACAATTACTGATCAAACTGAAATGATGATTCATTCCAGTAATATTCTTACAATTGTAGATCCAACACAAGAAATTATTGAAAAGTATTTGACTCTTACAGAATGAGATTTTACACAAACGTCCAGATGGTCGGGGATCACTTCTTGGTCCGTGGTTACGAAAATGGTCGCCATTTCGCAACCCGTGAGAAGTTTTACCCGACTCTTTTTGTTCCATCTAAAAGTAAATCAAAGTACAAAACTCTCAATGGGGAGACTGTAGATCCTATTCAACCTGGAACAGTTAGAGAGTGTCGCGAGTTCATCAAAAAATATGATGGCGTAGAAAATTTTAAAATCTCTGGAAACACTGGATACATCTATCAATATATTTCTGAAAAGTATCCTGAGGAAGAAATCAAGTTTGATACAACTAAGATTAAAATCTCTACGATTGACATTGAGGTTAAGTCTGAGAATGGATTCCCTGATGTAGAAAGTGCTGCAGAGGAAATTCTTCTTATCACAGTTCAAGACTATACTACTAAACAAATTCGTACTTGGGGTCAAGGTCCATTTAACAATAAGCAGAAGAATGTCATCTATAAAGGATTTGATTCTGAGTATGAACTTCTAAACAGTTTTATCAACTGGTGGATGATTGAGGAAAATACTCCTGAGGTTATTACTGGTTGGAATAGTGAACTATATGATATTCCATATTTGACTCGTCGTATGGAAAGAATTCTTGGTGAAAAATTGATGAAGAGGCTCTCTCCATGGGGATTGGTTACTGAATCTGAGATTTTTATTGCTGGTCGTAAGAACATTCGTTACGATATTGGTGGTATCACACAACTTGATTACCTAAATCTTTATAAGAAGTTCACTTATAAAGCGCAAGAATCCTATCGTCTGGATTACATTGCGAGTGTGGAGCTTGGCCAGAAAAAACTAGATCACTCTGAGTTTGATACTTTTAAGGATTTCTACACAAACGGGTGGCAAAAGTTTGTAGAATATAATATAATTGACGTGGAACTTGTTGACCGTATGGAAGACAAGATGAAACTGATTGAACTTGCAATCGTTATGGCATATGACGCGAAAGCGAATTATGCAGATGTGTTTTCACAAGTTCGAATGTGGGACACTATCATCTACAATTATCTCAAAAAGAGAAACATTGTAATTCCTCCAAAAGAACGTTCAGATAAGGACTCTAAGTATGCAGGCGCCTATGTTAAGGAACCGATTCCGGGAAAGTATGATTGGGTTGTGTCTTTTGATCTCAACTCTCTCTATCCTCACCTTATTATGCAGTACAATATCTCGCCAGAAACCCTCCTTGAGGAACGGCACCCATCAGCAACAGTTGATAAAATCCTTAATCAGGATGTAACTTTTGAGATGTATAAGGACAACGCGGTATGTGCCAATGGTGCCATGTACCGTAAGGATGTCCGTGGTTTTCTTCCAGAATTGATGGAGAAGATCTATAAGGATCGTACTGTTTTCAAAAAGAAGATGCTTCAGGCAAAGCAGGATTATGAAAAAACACCAACCAAGACGCTTGAGAAAGAGATTGCAAGGTGTAATAATATCCAGATGGCACGAAAGATCCAACTTAACTCTGCTTATGGTGCTATTGGTAATCAATACTTTAGATATTACAAACTAGCAAACGCAGAAGCCATCACTCTGTCTGGTCAGGTCTCTATTCGATGGATTGAAAATCGAATGAACCAATACCTAAATAAACTTTTGCAGACAGAAGAAGAAGATTATGTCATCGCATCAGACACTGATTCGATTTATCTTAATCTCGGACCTCTTGTTGATAAATTTTTTAGTTCTAAGTCTGGCGACAAAACAGCAATTGTTTCCATACTTGATAAGATCTGCCAAGAGAAACTTGAACCTTTTATTGAACGTTCGTATGAGGAACTGGCGAATTACGTTTCGGCGTATGAGCAAAAAATGCAAATGAAGCGTGAGAATATTGCCGAACGTGGTATTTGGACTGCGAAGAAGCGATACATTCTCAACGTGTGGAACAGCGAGGGGGTTCAGTACAATGAACCGAAACTCAAAATGATGGGTATTGAGGCAGTTAAATCCTCAACACCTGCACCATGCCGTCAAATGATTAAAGATGGCTTGAAGTTGATGATGAATGCAACTGAGGATGATGTGATTGATTTCATCGATGAATGTCGTGTCAAATTCAAAGCACTTCCTCCAGAACAGATTGCATTTCCTAGAACTGCATCTGATGTGCGTAAGTATCATTCTCACTCAGACATTTACGCAAAAGGTACTCCTATTCATTGTCGTGGTGCTCTTCTGTTTAATCATTATATTAAAGAGAAGAAACTTACTAACAAGTACTCTTTGATTGGTAATGGTGAGAAGGTGAAGTTCCTTTACCTTAAAAAACCAAATATCATTCAAGAGAATGTCATCTCATTCATTCAAGACTTCCCCACAGAACTCGGTCTTGACAAATACATTGATTATGACCTACAATTTGAAAAGAGTTTTGTAGAACCACTGAAGGCAATCCTAGACGCGATTGGTTGGAATGTGGAAAAAACTGTAAACCTGGATTTATTTTTCTCCTAATGGAATTACCTATCAACGATAAAGAACTTGCAACAATTATCAGTGCTCTCCGCCTTGGTGGTGATGCAGCTTTATATCAAAAACTTGTAAGGGTTAAGGAGATTAGAGACGCTAATCCAGGTGGACCATACAAAAAGATCGCTCGTGAACAGTTTGGATTTGTAATGTAATTATGGACTTTTTGAAAGAAATTGTAAAGGAGGTTGGCGGTGAGTATACCCAACTCGCAGCAGACATCGACGAATCAGAACAGTATGTTGACACGGGTTCGTACATTTTTAACGGACTTGTATCAGGTAGTATTTTTGGTGGTGTATCTGGGAATAAGATTACTGCCATTGCTGGGGAGTCTTCTACTGGCAAGACTTTCTTTAGTCTCGCCGTGGTTAAGAATTTTCTGGATAGTAATCCTGATGGTTACTGTCTGTACTTTGACACTGAAGCAGCAGTTAATAAATCTCTTCTTGAGAGTCGCGGCATTGACCTGAGCCGTGTTGTTGTGGTCAATGTTGTCACCATTGAAGAGTTCCGTAGCAAGGCACTCAAAGCAGTTGATATTTACCTGAAGAAATCAATTGACGAACGCAAACCCTGCATGTTCGTTTTGGATTCTCTTGGTATGTTGTCTACTGAGAAAGAGATTACCGATGCCCTGAACGACAAGCAGGTTCGTGATATGACAAAATCACAACTGGTTAAGGGTGCCTTCCGTATGTTGACATTGAAGCTCGGGCAGGCTAATATACCAATGATCGTCACAAACCACACTTATGATGTCATTGGTGCTTACGTCCCTACAAAGGAAATGGGAGGAGGCAGTGGACTCAAGTACGCTGCAAGTACAATCATCTATCTCAGCAAGAAAAAAGAAAAAGATGGAACAGAAATTGTTGGAAACCTTATCAAGGCAAAGACTGCTAAGTCGCGTTTAAGCAAGGAGAACAAAGATGTTACGGTGCGTCTTTATTACGATGAGCGTGGTCTCGATCGTTATTATGGTCTTCTTGAACTCGGTGAGCTTGGAGGTTTATGGAAAAACGTTGCTGGACGTTATGAGATGAATGGTAAGAAAGTCTATGCCAAAGCAATCCTGAAAGAACCAGAGGTTTACTTCACTGAAGAAGTAATGCAACAACTTGATGAAATCGCGAGGAAAGAATTCTCTTATGGAACGACTTGAGACTACAATTCTACGAAATCTAATTTTCGATGAAGAGTATTCTCGTAAAGTAATCCCATTTATTGAACCAGACTATTTTCAACAAAGATCTGAAAAAGTAATTTTTGAGGAAATTACACAGTTTATTGTCAAGTATGGTAATGCAATTACAACAGAAGCACTCAGCATTGAATTGGAAAATAGGACAGATCTTACTGAAAGTGAGATAAAAGAAACTAGGGATATTATCTCTAGCTTGAATAATTCTCCAGTAGATGATCAGTGGTTGCTAGATACTACTGAGAAGTGGTGTCGTGATCGTGCGATTTACATTGCACTGATGGAATCTATCAGCATTGCTGATGGTCAAGATGATAAAAAGAACCGTGATGCTATTCCTGGCATTTTATCAGATGCACTAGCGGTTTCTTTTGATAATCATATTGGACACGATTATCTGCAGGACTATGAGGAACGGTATGAGTCATACCATAAGAAGGAGGATAGGATTTCCTTTGATCTCGAATATCTTAACAAGATTACAAAGGGTGGTCTTCCCAATAAAACACTCAATATTGCTCTCGCTGGCACTGGTGTTGGTAAATCTCTGTTTATGTGTCATGTCGCAAGCAGTGTGCTACTCCAAGGCAAGAACGTACTATACATCACGCTTGAGATGGCTGAGGAAAAAATTGCTGAGAGAATTGATGCTAATCTTTTGAATGTTCCTATTCAGGATTTAACTGAACTTCCCAAAGCAATGTTTGAGAATAAGGTGACAGGTGTTGCCAAAAAGACTCAAGGAACTCTTATAATTAAAGAGTACCCGACAGCATCGGCACACAGTGGACACTTTAAAGCACTTCTTAATGAACTTTCACTTAAGAAGTCATTTCGACCTGATATTATTTTCATTGATTACCTTAATATATGTGCTTCCTCGCGATATCGGCAGGGTGGTTCTATCAATTCATATAGCTATATTAAGTCTATTGCAGAAGAGCTTAGAGGGTTGGCTGTCGAAGCCCAGGTCCCTATCGTATCTGCCACCCAGACCACTCGTAGCGGTTATGGTAGCAGCGACGTTGACCTTACTGACACTTCTGAGTCCTTTGGTCTCCCTGCTACTGCTGATCTTATGCTTGCCCTTATTAGCACTGAAGAACTTGAACAGCTTGGACAGATCATGGTGAAGCAGTTGAAAAACCGATACAATGATCTTAATGTTCATAAGAGATTTGTAGTAGGAATTGATCGCTCTAAGATGCGATTGTATGATTGTGAGCAAACTGCACAGGAAGATATTCTTGATTCTGGAAAGGATGAAGAGTTTTCCTATGATGAAGAAAAAACTAAGAAATCTTTTGAGGGATTTAAGTTTTGATAAGAGAGCAACTGTATGATAATGGGTTTGTGATAGTTGACAATTTTTTGTCAGAGCAAACCTGTAAAGATCTTAGATCATATGCTATAAACTCTAGCTATGCTGAAGATTTTTATCCAGATTATTATGCAGTAAATTATTATTCAAATGTTGACTGTGGAAATCAAGAAATTTCCAATTTAGTAACAAATGTAGTTCCAAATATTTTAATAGAAAAATATCCTTTTTTGTGTGAAAATGGTCACGGGTTTCAAAG